TTCATCAGTAGGTAATGAAGCAGGTGCCGAACATCAACCAGTGTATTCTGTAATTTACTACAAACAGCCAGGAAATCAAAGTGTAAATGATCATTTTACTAGAACACCAGAATTATCTTACGGTGTTAACAGTATTAATAGTGTGCCATATATTCCTGAAATTACCGGAGTTGTTGATTACACTTCAGGCTACCACCTAAATAGAAGCATAGGTAGAAGCACAGCTGGATATAGACTCTTCCGCTTACCAGGTTTTGGACATCATGTATACAATTTACATTATCAAATGGTAAGCAACACATATGAAATGCAAAGATCAGGCATACTTAAAATTGTAGTAGAGCCTAGAGCAACACCTAGTGTAACAATTTCAGATGATTATGATTTCACAGGTGATGCTACATATGAAGATAGCATTAGTTTTTCAGCAGAAATATTAGATCTAAATTCTGACTTGACAAATGACACAGTAGGTGTTAAAGTTATAAGCAACATGCCGAGTAATGATAGCACATCTTTTAGGTACAATGTAGTCATAGCCAAGTCTGATATTGGCTAATGTTTGACTTAAGATCTTTTGAAGGACGTTTAAAAAATTGGGCAAACTTTAGAGAAAGCCTAGAAACTTCAGAAGATCCCTTCCAAGATGTCGTTAATTATTACAATACTGCACCATTGGTTAGTATAAACACTGATCCTTGGAACAAGAGTATTTGGCCAACTGCTTGGGAGTTAGTGAATGAAAACCAATATTGTAGTTTCTGTATTACATTAGGAATATGTTATACTTTACAATTAACAGAACGTTTTAAGGAATCAAATTTTGAGATACATATTGCAAAGGATCACAACAATTCATCAGCACATTACTATATTTTGGTTGATGATACAAAAATTATTGGATACACAGACAAAACAATTTACAAAGAAGAGTTACCCACATCTCTTTTTTCACAACGGATTTACAAAATGCATGACCCAAAATAAATACGAAACACAGGAATGTATCTGGCACATTTTCAGAAGCAGGAATAGAGGATTTAAGCTGATAACTCAGTAACACGAATTATATAGAATAGAGGTAAAAAATGACAAATGGAACAACAATAATAAAACGTGACGGTACAAAAGAACCACTTAACATAGATAAAATCCACAAAGTAGTTATGTTTGCATGTGAAAATTTAGCAGGTGTCAGTGCAAGTCAAATAGAAATGAATGCTAATATACAGTTCTACGATGGTATGAGTTCAAAAGAAATACAAGAAATTTTGATAAGAAGTGCAAACGATCTAATATCACTAGATAATCCAAACTATCAATATGCGGCGGCTAGACTACTTTTATATACAACTTACAAAGAAATATTTGGTGAATATAAAACTATTCCGCTAAAGGAAATAATTGACCTAAACATAGAAAGAGGTGTGTACGATCCTGCAATAAAAAATTCTTATAGTGAAGATGAACTTGCAAAATTAGATAGTTATATACATCACAAAAGGGATGAAAATTTTACATATGCAGGACTAAGACAAGTTGTGGATAAGTATCTCTGCCAAGATAGAAGTTCAGGAGAAATGTATGAAACTCCACAATATATGTATATGATGATCGCGGCAACATTATTTGCAAATTATCCTAAAGAGGATAGGTTATACTATGTGAGGAGGTATTACGATGCGACCAGCCTTTTTAAAATCAATATACCAACGCCAGTCATGGCAGGAGTTCGTACTCCAGTTAGGCAGTTTGCCAGTTGTGTGCTCGTTGATAGTGACGACACACTTGATTCGATCTTTGCGTCAGACATGTCCATCGGTAGATACACAGCTCAAAGAGCTGGTATCGGCATTAACGCAGGACGTATCAGAGGCGTCAACTCAAAAATCAGAGGAGGAGAAGTAGCCCACACAGGTATTGTTCCTTTCTTAAAAAAGTTTGAAGCTACTGTTAGATGTTGTACACAAAATGGTGTGCGTGGAGGTAGTGCTACAACACATTTTCCTTTTTGGCATCAAGAAATAGAAGATATACTTGTATTAAAAAACAACAAAGGTACAGAAGATAACAGGGTGCGGAGATTAGATTATTCTATACAGTTAAACCAAACAATGTACGAAAGACTGTTGAATGGTGGAGAGATAACATTATTTTCTCCGCATGATGTACCAGGATTGTATGAGGCATATTTTGGTGATGCAGAAAAATTTAAAGAATTATATGAAAGTTACGAAAGAAAAACAAGCATTAAAAAGAAAACGTTGCCAGCAATGGAATTATTTTCTGCACTAATTAAAGAACGTGCAGAAACTGGTAGAATTTATATTATGAATGTAGATCACTGCAATACACACAGTTCATTCAAAGATCCTGTGTATATGAGTAACTTATGTCAAGAGATTACTTTGCCCACAAAGCCTCTTACACACATAGACGATGAACAAGGCGAGATTGCACTTTGTATATTGAGTGCAATTAATGTAGGCGTGTTGAAAAATTTAGATGATCTTGAAGAACTGTGTGATTTAGCAGTCAGAGCACTTGAAGAAATAATAGATTATCAAAAATATCCTATTAAGGCTGCAGAGAAATCTACAAAAGCAAGACGTAGTTTAGGTATCGGTTATATAGGACTTGCTCATTATCTAGCCAAGAATAGATTGTCTTACAAAGATAAAAAAGCATGGAAACTTGTGCATGAACTTACAGAAGCTTTCCAATATTATTTGCTAAAAGCCAGCAATAAACTTGCATCCGAAAGAGGTGCATGTGATTACTATGACCGCACTAAATACAGCGATGGCATCTTACCAATTGATACTTATAAAAAAGATGTCGACGAATTAGGGAACTTTAAATTAAATTATGATTGGGATACTCTTCGCGAGGACATACGACTACACGGTTTACGGCACAGCACATTGTCCGCACAAATGCCTTCAGAGAGCAGTTCCGTTGTGTCGAACGCCACAAATGGAATCGAACCGCCTAGAGGATACTTGTCCGTTAAAAAATCAAAAAAAGGGCCTCTTAAGCAAATTGTTCCGCAATATTATTCATTAAGAAATGATTATACTTTGTTATGGGAAATGACCAGCAATGAAGGATATATTAATATTGTGGCTGTAATGCAAAAGTTTTTTGATCAAGCAATTAGCGGAAACTGGAGTTATAATCCCACTCAGTACGAAAATAATGAAGTGCCTATGAGTGTAATGATAAAAGATCTGCTAACTACATATAAACTTGGTTGGAAAACATCGTACTATCAAAATACGTATGATTTCAAAACTGACCCAAGTGAAATAGAAGAAAAACCACAACCTATAGAGAGGGCAGAATTTCAAGGCACTGACGAGCAATACGAAGAATATTGCGAAGCATGTGCAATTTAGGTTGACAATATAGAATATAGATTGTAAAATAATTAGAGATATAAGGATAATATAATGGCAAAAACAGTTTTTAACAAAGATAAAGTAGATTTCACAAAGCAAAACATGTTTTTTGGTGCAGATCAAAATACACAAAGGTATGATGTGTTTAAATTTCCTGTGTTTGATAAACTTAATCAAACCATGTTAGGATATTTTTGGCGTCCTGAAGAAGTTAGTTTACAAAAAGATAGAGCTGATTTTGTACAGTTTCGACCTGAACAAAAACATATTTTTACTGCAAATTTAAAATATCAAACTTTGCTAGACTCTGTACAAGGACGCGGGCCTTGTTTAGCTTTTTTGCCACATGTATCTTTACCAGAACTTGAAGGTTGTATTGTTACATGGGACTTTTTTGAAACTATCCATTCTCGTTCCTATACACATATAATGAAGAATGTATATCCTGATCCTGCTGAGGTATTCGATACTATTTTAGATGACGAAAAAATTATTGCAAGAGCAGTCTCTGTTACTAAGCATTATGATGCATTCAACGAAGCCGCAGATAATTTAATACATTTAAAACAAGGCACAATGACTGAAGTAAAGAAAAAACTTTATCTAGCTATGATGACTGTGAATATTTTAGAAGGTTTACGTTTTTATGTTTCATTTGCATGTACATTTGGTTTTGGTGAGTTAAAACTTATGGAAGGCAGTGCTAAGATTATTTCTTTAATAGCACGTGACGAAGCACAACACCTTGCACTAAGCACACATGTTTTGAAACTATGGGCTCAAGGCAAAGACGATCCTGAAATGGCTAAAATTGCAAAAGAATGTAAAGAAGATGTATATGAATTATGGCGTGAATGTGTAGCTGAAGAAAAAGATTGGGCTGAATATCTTTTTAAAGATGGATCTATGATTGGTCTTAACACACAATTATTACATCAATATGTAGAATATATTGCAAATAGAAGATTGAAAGCATTAGGCTTTGATACAATTTTTGAACAACCAGTAAACACAAATCCGTTACCTTGGACACAACATTGGTTAAGTAGTGCAGGATTACAAGTTGCACCACAAGAAACTGAAGTTGAGTCATACATTGTTGGGGGCATTAAACAAGATGACGCTAGTGATGTATTGAAAGGATTTAGTTTATGATAGAAGTTCAGGATAACCTTTTTCCTACTGAACTATTAGACAAAACATTTAATTATTTTGAAAACTATAAGGAGTGGGAAGAGCTACCTGATAGTCCTCAAGGTGAAGATTTGTCTACACTTGGGAAACCATTCGAACATAATTTCGAACCAATAGCAAAAGAATTTTTACAGTATTTAGACAGACAAGAATTTAGGCGTTGTATCTATAATTGTTTTAGACCAGGCGACTGTCCCCAACCTCATGTTGATTCAAGTGATTGGAATGGATTTACATATATGATTTATCTAAGTCCTAATTGGAATGTAACACTTGGAGGTGAAACTATTTTTATAGACGGCGAAGAAATATTCCGAACAGTTGTACCTTTATATGGTAGACTTGTTAAATTTAAATCGGAAATTCCTCATGCGGCAAGACCACCGCTTAGGGGCAAAAGATATAGCTTAGTGTTCCAAACACATCCAATAGGTTTTGAAACACTAGGTCAAATTGGTTTTTTAGGAAAGGACTAATATGAGTATAGAAATATGGGGCAAACCAGCCTGTCCCTCTTGCAATGCCGCAAAGGCTTTATGCGAGACAAGAGGCTATGATTATTCCTATAAAGAATTAGGAAAAGATTTTGATAGAGATGAAGTGTTTGAAAACTTCCCAGGAGCTCGCACCTTCCCGCAGATAAAAGTGTATAATACAGCGGTAGGAGGCTACGAGCAATTTTTACAGTATATCGAAGATACTGGATATAACGGAACAGGACATAGATAATGTTAGTTCAGAGTACATATAAATCAAACGACACTGTTTCTATCAAAATTACTTCTGGGGAAGAAATTGTAGGCAGATTAGTTGAAGAAACATCTGATTACGTTAGACTCAAAAAACCTATGATGGTTGTAGCGGCAGGTCAAGGTATAGGACTTGCTCCTTACATGTTTACCAGTGCAAGTGAGGATATGTCTTTTAATAAGGATCTTATAGTCACTATGACAGGTACAGTTGCAGATATTAACACAAAATATCTTGAAACGACTACAGGTTTAAAACTTAACTAAAAGGAGATAAATATGAGTATACATGAACAAATAGTTCAGGCATTTAATAATTATGTAGCTGAACAAGAATCGTTCGAAACTAAAGGCGTCAAAGCGGCGGCTGCTAGAGCAAGAAAAGCTCTAGGTGACCTTGGTAAACTTACAAAAGAAAGACGTAAGGAAATCCAAGAGAAGAAAAATAATATGTGATCAAATATGGCTATGCAAGGTGGTCAAACCTTCAAAGACAAAAAGCCAAATAAAAAATATAAACCATATAGAGGAATCGGTCGGCTGTATCATGGTCGGCCGGTTGTCTTTTATGCATCTGA